ATACCATACTCTTAGTTCATCGTCATCCATATTTTCAAAAGTCTTTCTAGACATGTCGGTTAAGAGGAGGACGTGTTCTGCTTCAGCTCCTTTAGCTCCGTGGATAGTTGAGATTCGAACTCTGCTTCCTGGGCTAATTTCCCAAAGGTCACAAACGTCTTTGAGTCTACGGACTTGAAAGTCATTTCGACAGAGTAAGAGCCAACTACCTTGTTTAAGGTTGCAATCTTCTTCATTAATAATCCAGTTAATTTGTCCCTTTTCTTTTTTCGCTTTGAACGGCTTTTCTTTTCTCCCGGCAATATCTCGAACGAGTCCATCGCTGAGATGTTTAATGTCTCGTGGGACTCTGAAGCTTTGATCAAGAACCTCATGATCTCCTGGAAATTTGAGAAACGAGGACACGTCTGCTCCAGCCCATTTATAGATAGCCTGATCATCATCTCCTGCCGCATAGATCACCTCTACTTTCTTTGCTAGTGCGTTAATAATATCCCATTGAAGTTTAGATAAATCTTGCGCTTCATCTATAATCAATGTATTTATTTCTGGGAAATACTCTTCGTCGAATCGTTCAAGTAAATCGGTAAAGTCGTAAAGTCCTCTATATTCTTTAAACTGTTTATATTTAATAGAAACACGTTCTAACTCTTCCCAATAAACTTCGTCATCTTCGTATTCTTCCCAGACCTTTTTTAAAGGCTCTTTTTTTATTCTTGCTAGATTCTCTAAAAAGAAAAGTTTATTCCCTACTGGCATTCCTGGCATATAAGCTTCCTCATATGAGCAAGTTCCTTTAATATGAATGCCTAATATAGAAGAAAGCTCTTTGTAGTCAGAAGGTTGAACCATCATTGTAGACTTTAAAGAAAGGTGTCTAAAAGCTAAACTATGGATCGTTCTCCATAAATCCATTTGCGCTGGTTTTAAACCAAACTTAGTAACCGCTCTAGTTTTAGCTTCTGCTATACCTCTTCTTGTAAATGTCATGAAACATATTAATTCTGGATCTACTTTCTGATGTAACTTTTCTTCTAATATATCTAAGAGTCTAGTTGTTTTCCCCGTTCCCGGTGGACCATATATAACGGTTGATCTGGGCATAGTTTAAAAAATGCTTTAATTTTATCGTCTTTCATTTCAACTTTAACTAAAAGATCTTTATGATCATGTTCAGGGTGTTGCGAAATAAATAAACCTTTTAATAAATAACAAACTTCTTCATAATCTAAATCTAAGATTATTTCATCTCCATTATACAAATCAGCCTCCTCTATGTTAGAATGGTGGTTGTCCATCGTCATTTTCCGCTGGTAAAATTTTATCCGTTATTGGTTTCTTGATTCCGACCATTTTCCAGCAATTAACTCCTTTTCCTTCAACTTGAAAGAAATGGTGTAATGCTCCGTTTTGTTTTAAAATAGAAGTCACCTTGTTTACTTTGAAATCTCTAAAATTATGACGATCTAAATAAGAAACAAGATCTCCAATCCTAAAATAAAAATAGCCGTCTAAATAAACAGGCTTACCTCGTAAAAGTTCTTCTCTAGTAAGGCCGACAGCTCTTTGAGACATAAAGTTATAAACATGTTCCATCATCTGTCCGCCTAAAGATGAATCAGGCGGTGCTTCTATTATATTACAATTTTCAAGAAGAGTGTTAACCATACTTGCCCAATCATTTTCTTTAATCTTAGTAGGCATTATATTGAGACAATCTATGCATCTTCTTTGAAATCTTTTCTGAATTTGAAGATCGTCTGTAGTTAATTCCAGACGACCACCCCCATCGACATCCAAGAACCAAATCGGCGGGTCGGTATTAAACTTGGTAAGGGAATGCATATTCGGGAGTGCATTTTCCGCGCCCACTCCGAACTTCCTGGTTCTACACGTAGAAATATTGCAGTGCAGGGAGATCGGTGGTCTGGAACATGTGTATATATAATCTTTCTTGGATACACTTTTTATTACCTCCTTAACTTCATTAATTAATAAAGGTGGCTTAAAATATTTGTGATTATATTTTTCAACTTCTGTTTTCCAAGTATCTGGTTTAGATTTTCTAAGATAAACACCAATATTAAATAAGCCATCGTTTCTACTACCTTCAGGAAAACCAGTAGAACATAAATGTTGAAGACACGGAGGACCATCAGTGCATTGTTCTCCAACCTGTTCATCAAGTTCTTTAAGTTCTTTTAAACTATACCGATTTTTAAGGGCTAATTCAACGAATCTCCCTGAAGCTAATTTTGTACAATCAGGAGCATATCCGTATCGGGATGTGTCCTGTCTATCAAAGTAAGGCATATTAATCCAAGAACCAATATCCCCTCGATTTGATAGTATCTTACTTTGTTTTGGAAATATTTCAGAACCACCAAAGCCGATTGAAGCAGCTATGTGTTCTAATTTATTCCTCATAAGTTCTGCTGGAACCCATTCACTAGTAAATAAATAAACGTGTAATCCGCCAGATTTGGATCGACATGGATGAACTTTAACTTTTAATTCTCTAAGACGTCCGAGAATTTCTTTTATGTTTATATCATATTCATCTATATCTATTGCTCCAAAGCGACAATTATTATCGTCGTTTATCGGTACAATTCCGAGACCTTTTTTACCACCAAGATGCTCCATCCACAAATGGATGGAAACATCTCCTTTGATGGTTTTAGCGGATCCTTTATGTTTTGTTTTACTAGTGTCAGTAACAGCAAATGTGCCATAAGCTCTTCCAAGTCCCTGGAATAGAGACATATACTGCTCTGCTAACTCCATGTAAAACTCCTGTCATTTTAGAATGGTGGTGCATTTAACAATTTCTGTTGTTGTACTTTGATATCACCAGCAAACTTCTTGCAAGAGTCATACATTACGCTGTCTACTACAGGACTGTGCATAGAAATGTCCCAGTTAAACCAAGAACCATGAACATTTTTTTCACCAGAAGTAGAAACTTTATAAATATGACTAAAAGATGGAGGTGTAAAAGGTTTACCTTCTTTACTTCTCATTGTTATTCCAGCCATAACAGAATTCCAGCGTCTAGATTTTTTCAACGCAGTACTTGTCATAGATATAATTGCTTTAGAAGATTCTATATTTCCATCTAGTTCCTCAGCCATATACATAACATAATAAACAGCAGTAGTCACTAAAAGATTGCCATTAGGAAGAATATCTTTTCCTTTATCATCTTTTTTACAAGATTTAAGAAGTTCTAATCCATCTATAACTCCATGAGTTGCTATTAATCCACCTCCTTGTTCTCTTGGAGTCCATTCAACGTATTGTTTTTCATAGTTACAAGGAATAATTAAAAGTTCCTCATATCCTTTTTTAAGAACTGTATCAAAAATCATACCAGGGCGTAACGTTTTATCTTCCATTAATTGGGGACTGTTACTTTGAAGAATCGATAGAAAAGGAATAGCAAGATCTCCTGTATCCATAGATTCTAATCCAAGATGTGCGTCATCTTCAAATGAAGGGAGCATTGTTGTTAATGTGTCTTTTTTACTCATTGTGGTCTCCTTATTTCAGAGCGTTGTCCAATATGAACTCCAAGTAAATCAAGTGGAAGTTCTTTTCCTTGTTCAATTTGTTCTCTAACAAAAGCTTTTAATGTAGAAGCGTGAACATGTTTTTTATTTTCATAATCGACACCTATATCTGAAAGTTTTCCCATCAAAACAAGGGCGTCATGATCTTCGCCTTTACCAAACGAACAAATTACATCATTCTTAATTAGATCAGCGTGATTATGATCTCTTAACCAATCGTGCGCTTCTTCTTGTCTATCTTTAGCGATATTTCCGCGATAAAATGTTTTAACATCTAACTTAGATCCATCTGATAGAGTAAAACTGTTTAATCCCAATGCTAACATAGATTCTGGAAGCTCTTCTTCTTGAACTTTTTTTAGTTTTTCTTTTTCAAGAGCTAAAACATTTTCAAGATCTGCTACTTTTGCTTGGAGCTCTACCTGTTTTCTAGCAAGTTGAGCTATTCCATGCAAGTCTTCATTCTTAGGTACTACTGCATCTTGTTCTAAGTCAATCATGTTTTCCTCCGTAAAGGTTTACAGTTAAAGGATAGTACTGCTGTTCTTGTCTATCCCATTTTAATAATGCGACTTTGCCTCGATTCGCTGAGGAAGCGATAGCGACGGCCACACCTATTGCAAGTGGATCTCCAATAAGAAGCAAGTAATCCATATCAGTAAAATTACGTAGTTTGTGCTTAAGTCTACTAACGGTAGGACCAGCTGAAAGTATTACTTGACCCGGAGGAAGCAATAATTCTAACTCTCCATACTTTTTAGCAGAAAGCACATTAAATTTAGGAACTTCTTGAACTACATAAACTGTCATAAGATTTCTTTCTTTGTATTAAAAATATATTATAATTTAAGTAATTTTAAATGTAAACATCTTTGTTATACAACTTCTCCGTGAATAAGCTTTAATTTACCTGTTAAAATATCTATTAAAGCATTCCAGTTGAAAGGTTTCTTGAATGTAACACCATTTTCTTTAATACAATTAACATGAAGAAACGGCTTACTACTAAATTGCATTTTGTCGTAAATATCTAAAGAAGTTGCAATAATTATTTCTTTATTGTGTCTTACAATAACCCAAACAAAACTTTTCCTATCGTGTCTTTTTTTAGCCCAGGTTAATTGTGAACTTTGAAACACAACTCTTAATCCTTTTGAAACCTTAGCTTCAATCCAAACGTCTTGGCCAGGAAACCAGTTGATATCTGGTACTCCGTTTCCTGCAACACTTTCTACTCGTGTCCAAGCTCCTTTAGGAGTAAGTTTGTCTCGTAGTTGGTTGCAAAAAGTAGATTCTTTCATAAAAAATGTCTCCATCTGTTTTTTATTATGTGAATATATTGTCTAGTACATCCATATTCTCTTGCGATGGAGGCTCCAGATATTCCCATTTTTAATAAGTTAATAATTTCTTTAATTTTCTCTGGGGGTTCTACGTCTGGTGGCCTCCCTTGTTTCCTTTTTAAAGTCCATTTCACATTGTTCTCCTTGACAGCAGGGTGAATAATTCTGTCCGCATCTGTCACATTGAATATGCCCATGGACCTCTATAGGCATTGTTTCTTGGTGGCAAATAGAACAGCGTTCTTTCATTCCAATCTTCCACATTTTGGGGTAGTTCCGTTACAAGGAACATACTTCCAAGATTTTTCTAGATGAATAGTTACATCTGGTTTATGTTCATCTTCGTGTATACCAAAAGTTTCATCTATTTTACGGTGTAAATCGTATTTTTCTAAAGATGTTGCACAAGACTTCCATAATCCTATACTTAAAGATATAAGAATTATAGATAATATTAATATGTATCTAATCATTTTATCTCCTTACAGGCCCAGTTGTTTCCAAGATCGCAGTCAACCACCACTGGGATAGATAAATTAACTGCGTTTTCCATTAGTTCTTTAATGGTTGCTATATCTTTTCCATTATCTTGTATAGAAAAACATAATTCGTCGTGTACTTGTAAATGAGGAATCCAGCCTGCATTATAACAATCTAACATGGCTTGTTTAGTCATATCAGCAGCAGATCCTTGTATCAACGAATTCAATGCTTTATGGTGAGATTTTTTATCAAGTCTTCTTTTTCTTCCACAAATAGTTGTTATTTCACCAGTATTCATAGATTTATCATGGCATTTATTAGCTAATTGTCGAATAAACGGAACAAATTCATGGTATTTTGCTAACATTTCTTCTGCTTTAGAAACTGTTGTATTTAATTCACTCGCTAATCTTATTTTTCCCATGCCGTAAGCAAGTCCTAAATTGATAGTTTTAGCTTGTTTTCTAGGAAGACTGGTCATATCTGCGACAATCTGGTGAAAATCAGCTTTTATATTATTT